CGCAGCTAGAAAATTAGGAAAGGGTGAGGCGACAATCCGGCACATGATTAAAAGGCTGGAAAGGTTGGGGCAAGTGCCTTGGAAATCAGAAGCGCCAACACCTGCGCATTTATCAGTTGGCAAAACAACTGTCCAATATGATGGTGCTGGCAATGTCATCCAAGAATGGCGCAGGCTTTTCCCGGAAGCGCAGGGCATGCAGGACTTCGTTGACGGCCTTTGCAGTAAAGTTGAGGGCATAGGTAAAGCGCCAAAGCGCAAGCAGCGCAAAACAGACACTGATGAAATGCTGTTTGAATTGGACATTTTTGATGCGCATGTGGGCATGTATGCAGACGAAAAAGAAACATTGGACGCAGATTACAATTGCGACATTGCTGCGGCCAGAATGGTAAAGGCGGCCGAAGGTTTGGCATCCAGGTCAAACAGGCCAGCCAAATGCGTTTTGGTTTTTGGCGGTGACATGATGCACAGTGACAACCGGAGCAATCAAACAGAAGCAAGCGGCCATGTGTTAGATGTTGATACACGTTATCACAGGGTGGTTGAATATTTGATTCGGGCATGCCGGGATGTTGTTGCCATTGCTGCAACAATAGCAGCAGAAGTTGAAATTGTTGTTTTGGAAGGCAATCATTCATGGCACAGTGAAGTTTGGTTGGCCAAAGTTTTGGATGCTTATTACAGCCAATGCCCAAACATCACAATCAAATCCGAACCATCACCAAGAAAACATTTGATTTGGGGGGACAATCTATTGGTTTGGTCACATGGTGACCGCATCGCAGCGCAGAAATGGCCAATGATTATTGCGGCAGAGTTTGCCAAACAATGGGGTAAAACCAAATACAGGCATTTTAAATGCGGCCACATTCATCACAAGAAGACCATTGCTCCGGTGGTCATTGATGAGCAATCTGGATTGGTGGTTGAATATTTGGAAGCACTTTGCGCAACAGATGCCTGGCATACAGGAGCAGGTTTTGTTGGCTCACAGAAGGGCGCAAGCGCGTTTGAATACCACAAGGCAAAGGGTTTGATCACTCGATTTTATCAACCCGTTTAACGGCAATGGAAGGCATTAAATTGATTGCGTTGAATGGCGCAAAAACTGTTGGCAAATCAACAATTGCAAATGCATTGGCGGCATTAAGCGATGATGTGAAAATTGTTTCATTTGCATCGCCAATCCGGGCGATGCTTGCAGCGATGGGCATTGACCAGCACAATCTAAATGTTGCCAAGGAAAAACCAATTGATGGATTGGGCAAATCTGCCAGGCAGATACTTTGTTCGCTTGGAACTGAATGGGGCAGGGGCATGGTGAATGAAGAAATTTGGCTTTGGGCAATGCAGCAGCAGATTCAAAAAATTGTTAATGGCGCAGACAACCCGGAAGATTTGGTGATTGTGATTGATGATTGCAGATTTGCCAATGAAGCAGAATGGGTGCGCAATTTTGGTGGTGATGTTGTGCGGCTAATCCGGGACGGCATTAAATATACAGGCGAACACAGCAGCGAAAAACCATTGCCAGATGATTTGATTGATTGGGAATTTGATGCCGGGGGCGTTCAAAATTGCATCAAAAACATTATTCAGTTTATTATTATATAACAATTGTCATTACAAATTCATCTATTTGGATGCCAATTGCAGCAAGTTGTTGCTCAATAATAATAAATCAAAACGTTATGAATAAAGATGTTAAAACCATGAAGTCAGCGGCCGAAGAAGCCATTGAAGAAATATTGGTGGAACTTGAGACAAGGGGCGTAAAGGTCTTTCGTTTGCAGGTTTTCACAGGCCGGGACAGACCGCCACAGGTCAACATTGTTGTTGATGAGATGGGAGGCAACCGATGAGCCAAATCACAGCATACGACAAAATCAATGATGCCAATGGCATTGAGTTGATTGGAAACGCCATTTGCCGATCTGGAATGTTTGGTTGCGAAAGCAAAGAAGCAGGGATTGTTTTCGCATTGCAATGCATTGCCGAAAACAAACCGCCATTGGAAATGGCCAAAAATTACCATTTGGTAAAAGGCAAATTGACCAAACGCGCAGATGCAATGCTGGCAGACTTCCGGAGGGCAGGCGGCAAAGTCATTTGGGAAGACTTAAAAAATGAAAAGGTGCAAATTGCCATCTTTGATTTTGAAGGCAGCAAGATCAATGGCAGCTTTTCAATGGATGATGCAAAACGTGCTGGATTGGTTCGAGCTGGTTCAGCTTGGGACAAAACGCCAGCGGCCATGCTCCGGGCGCGTTGCATTTCCGAAACACTCAGAGCGATTGCACCGGAAATTGTCCAAGGCGTTTATGTGCCAGAGGAAATTGATGTTGCAGAATCAACGCCAATTGTTGAATCAAAGAAGCCAACAGCAAAGAAAGCCAAGCCAATTGTTGAATCAATTGAAGTTGATGAATTACCAATGGAAGACCGGCCGCATTTGGCGGCATTAATTGATTCAAATGATTTGGAATATAAAACCAATCTATATTGGACAAACAAAGGCAAGATTGACATTGATCTTGATCAAACATGGCGTGATTTGCCGCAAGACATCCAAGCCAAAATGGAAATTGGATTTGATGCATTCAGAAAGGCGGTTACAAAATGAGCGAATTAATTACACAACCAAAGATAAATGGCGTAATAATTGAAATTGTTGCTGAAGCAGAGCAGATGAAGATTGAAGCATTAATGTCTTCCAGGGGCATTGCATCTGTTGATGATGGATTTGAAGCGACAATTGCAGCGGAAGCGCAATCTGCATTGCGTCATCTGATCAAAGGCATTGAAGAATCAAGAAAGCTTGCCAAAGCACCAGTGCTTGAAATTGGCAGGCAAATTGACAGCGTTGCCAAAGATTACATTGATGAAGTCAAAGATGAAGAAAGCCGCATTGCTCGATTGCTTGGAGCGTTTCAAATTGTTGAACGTGCCAAGAAGGTTTCAGCGGAGCGCCAAGCCAGATTTGAAGAACAAAAATTAATGGCAGAGGCGGCACAGCAATTGGATGTTAATCATCACAATACGGAATTGTTGGACAATACACAGGCAAAGATTGCAGAAGTAAAACAAGAAGCATCAGCCAAGCATGAAGCGGTGGCAGGTGTTAAGGTTCGCACAACAACCAAATTTGAAATTGTGGATGAAGCGGCAACGCTCATTGCAAGGCCAGATTTGTTCACACTGGATGATCGCAAGATTCGTGCAGCACTAAAAACAACTAAATCAATTCCAGGCATCAAAGTTTGGGAGGAATCAAAATCATATTAATAATAAAGGAAAAAAATCATGGCTAAATACATCGCAACAGACGAAGACGCAAACACAAGCAGCAGCAATTACATCAAAGAAGCTGGATTGTATGAATTTAAAACAACCAATGTGGTTCACAAAATAAATCAGCGAGATGGCACTGACATGTTTGAATGCACATTTTCAACCAAATGTGGCGACACAATGCGCAAGACATTCTTTTGGGGGGATTTGAGCAAACCAACATCAGAATACAAAGCGCGGGCATTGCTATTTGCGTATTTAAAAGCATGCGGTGTTCAAATATTCCGTGACCAATTAGATTCAGAAGATGCAGATGGATTTTTTGAAATTGTTAAAGATCAGAAATTTGCCGCACAGGTGGACATGAATCCAGATCGCAATGATCCAACCAAATCATGGGCAGAAATTGGGTTTTCCGGATTTCAATACAATCACGGCCATGTGCTTTACAAAGAACGCAATGCAACAGATTCTGAAGAATTGGAAATTGAAGCACCTTGGTAAGCCATGGAAAAACGCCAATATCAACAACGGGCAATTGCGTTTTTAGCGCGATCTAAACTTGGTATTGTTAAAGCACCGGCCGGAGCAGGTAAAACGCATATTGCGGCATCTGCTCTGGCCGTTTGTTTGCATAAAAGGCAAGGTGTTGCCAATGTGGAAATCATGGTCAACACCAGGGAGCAGGTTGATCAAATGCAAACGGCATGTGATCGATTCCCGGTAATAGAAGAAAAGGCGCATCTGCAAATTTACTGCGCAGCAGGTGCGCCAATGGGAAGCAAACCAGATTTGTTAATTGTTGATGAATGCCATCGGGCAGGTGCTGATGGTTGGAGTGCAAAAATTAATCAATGCCAATCTGCCAGGTGGGGATTGTCAGCAACTCCATTTTCCGGTGATGCTGAACGGGATGGTTTGGTGCGCAAATTATTTGGCAACAACATCCATTGCATTGATCGTGCTAATTTGGTGCAGCATGGGCATCTGGCAAAGGCCAAGGTTGTTTGGCATGATGTGCAAAGCGCGGCCGTTTCAAAAACCATTGAAGAATTGTCTGACAGATTGATTGCATTCAGACGCATGAAAATGGCTTGGATGTTTAGCATTGAAGAAAGTGAGCGCAAGCAGATCAGCCAATGCAAATGGCAAGCAGCGCAAAAGCTTGGCATTTGGGAAAACTCGGACCGGGACGCGCACATTGCATTGATTGCCAGGCAAAACATTGATTCCGGAAACCATACAATTGTTTTGATTGGTTCAATTGATCATGGCAAACGATTGGTTGATGCAATTCCGGGTGCAGAAATGGTCTATTCAAAGATGGGCGCAAAGAAACGAAAGGATGTTATTGCACGATTTCGGGACGGCAGTTTGCGGTGCATGATTGGCACATCAGCAATTGAAGAAGGGTTTGATGCACCAGTTGCCAACGTGATCATCATGGCGGGTTGTGGGCGATCAGAGCGCAAAGCAATCCAATCAACTGGCAGAGTGTTGCGGCCGCATGATGGCAAAGCTTGTGGCATCATACATGACTTCCGGGATGGCTTTGATCCTATGTTGCAAAGACAAAGCCAAGCGCGGTGGCGCATTTACAAGCAATTGAATTATTCTCAATAATGTATTGACATGGGTGTTTGGCTGGGCAGTGTGATTGATATTGGCCTAAGCCATATTCAACAATAACCCATAATAAAAAATACCATGAAATCAATAACATCAATAATTCTATTCTGCGCAATCAGTTGCGCCAACGCTGCAACTGATGCCGAAATTGTGGCGGCAACAATCATATTGGAAGCTGGTGGCGAATATGCACCAAACGCCATGCAAGCAGTCAATGAAGTCATCCAGAACCGAGCCATCAAAAGGCGCATGATGCCATCAGAAGTCTGTTTTCAACGCATGCAATTTTCATGCTGGAACAACAAGGCCAAGCGGCCGGCATTGTTTGCCAAGGCAAAACGGCATCCAAGATACGGCCAGGCGCTTTTAATTGCGCTATCAACGCCAACAGATTACACCAATGGTGCTGATCATTACCATGCTGATTATTGCAGACCTTATTGGGCATCAAGCATGAAAGTTACAGCCACAATTGGCCGGCACATTTTTTACAAATAACCCAATTATAAATTATGATGCATACAAGAACAGCAATTTCTAGCTTCATGGATTGGGCTGAAAGGCGCATTGCAGAAGAAGTGGCGGCCAATGAATCATTTGCCAATGAATCCGGGACAGTTGCAGCAATAAAAGAATCAACACATTTGCCGCACAGTTTAACAGATGACCAAAAGATTGAAATGATACATGGCGTTGACCATTTGCGCAGGGCAGGCATGGGCAGTAAAAAAGCATGCAATCAAATTGGTTTGCATATTAGCACCTACAGCCAATGGCGCAAAAGGTTTGGCATGGAAAGGTTCAATGGATGAGTGAGGAAGATCCAGAACGATGTCCATCCTGCGATGGATACGGGGAGCTGCCCGGCAACCCAAACACAAATCAATTTCCAACATGCAGTGCATGCAATGGCACAGGCATCATTGGCGATGAATAACAACCAACCAATAACACAACCATGAAACCACTAAGTGAAACATACAAAGAACTAGGGATTGCATTCAGCTTTCCTATTATAATTAACGACGACAATGGCAATGAAACTTACTACGAAGACAGTGATGACTACTGTTATAAGTGGGAGCGTGATGCCAATGGCAATGAAACTT